ACTCACTCAAAGATTCAGCTGCCTTTTCGACCAGTTCAGATTCTTTCTTACAAAAAGAATAACCTTCATTGTAAGTTTTTTCGAATTCAGACATTAGATTTTCGACTAATTTTTCCCAATCCGTAGAATACTTATGAACACTAAAATCTCTGAGGATTTCTTTTAAATCATTTTTTGTTAACATAATCTTTTTTCATTCTCTGATCTGATCATATCGCGAACACGGACAAATGTCAAGAGTTTATAATCTAAAAACTAAATCCCTTTCTGTACCCGTGTGATCTATAAAAGATATGTTCATCTATCTTTGTGGTCACTTTCTTTTGGACTGCCCATTTTGGTGTATCGATATACTTTGCATGATAGTGAGTAGCACCATCAGTGATATCTGGAAAATCATCCTGTCTTAGAATTATGTATTTGGCCAAGTCCTGAGCATCAACCCATAATCTTGATTCGGGCGGAGTATCCACACGGCCATCACAATACCAACTAAATTGGCACTGATTCCTTTTAGGAAATCCACTAGCATAATGTTTTCCCTCATAAACTACACCACAAATTGTGTTGGGGTATTTTGGTGATCTAACACGATTCAATGTTACTTGTGCTACAGCTATTTTTCCGGCGGTGCTTTCTACAGCGGCCTCGAAAAATATATTCTTCGCCATGCACATAACATCTTCTATGTTTAAAAAAATATTTCTCTTATCTATTTTTTCTGCTAGTTCAAACAATCCAGTTTGATTTGTATTGTCTGGATGAATATAAAAATAATCAATCATCTGTGATCCAGTACCTCCAGGCGCTGCAGCAATAAGAAATAGAGCAAGAAATAAAATGAATTTCTTCATGTTCCTCTTTTGTTTGGGTTACCGTTCCTCAGAATTTAGCCCGTGTTCTTTTCGGACTCTTCATGTATCTGTCGGCTGTTCCCATTTTTGAACTCTCTATAAAGTCATCAATACTAAAATCTGATTCCCAAGTATATGTCCCTAATGGACCTCGGAACTTTTTCACTCCCTTATCATAACCTAAAGTAATCACCAAGTTCAATGGGTCAGTAAGTCTAGCCGTAACAGAACGGGGTATATCTTCTGATTGGTCATAATCTATCTGTCTAAGTTCAGCATGTTTTGCTGATTCATTTCCATCAGAATCTATACGCTTAAATTTAACGATTCTATTTTCAAACTTATTTACATTTATCATTTATGGTAATATTTCTGGAAAAGTTGTTTTTACTAATTTGTATGTCAAACCTCTATAGTTCAACTTTTTATCTTTAATTTGAATTACCACTTCTGCCTCTTTAGGATGTAAACTTTCTAACATCTGAACAAAAAGTTGCTCTCTTCGTAATTGAGTAAGTCCGTCATGACCCCCTTCAATGTATAAGTAAAATTTTCTAATATTGGGATATAGATATGTGGGATTGTACTCGTCCGGTGACCCTATCGTCTTATACGGTGGCTTCCCCGGCGGAAGAGCAAATTTAATATCTGGATGAAAGGCATATTTTAATAATTCCTTTAGCTGATTGGATTCATTTTCTAGCAAAATCTTCTTACGGGCTTTGATAGAATTTGCCGCAGCTACATCTTCAAATATGAGTGGTATACTTCGGGCCATAAATTAAAACTCCGATAAATTCTCAGTTAAGTTTTTTAACCTATGATTTACAAAGTATGTGAGCAAGCGTTTGCGGTCACCAACTTTGGCATTTTCAAATTGATTAATTATATTTAGGCGTATTGACTCCGGTATCTCACCCAAATCAACTAACTGTTTGTTTCTATTATAGTTTCGTAACATTTCTTCATTGCAATACATCTTTGGATCCAGTTCGTACCAAGCATCGACCTTCTTCTGAGTGATTGGCTTCTGGCGTCTACCTTCATCAACAAATACATTATCATCTGACATAATGTTTGGGATTCCATCTCCCACATCACCCCTTATAATCTTCTCATGTAATGATCGTTTAGCGCTTTCACTATCTACATATTTCTTTTGCATTGGTGAATATTGTCTGATATTGAATTGTTGTAGTTGAACAAAATCTTTGTCACTCGACAATATCAGTGTTCGTTCAGTTGCTAGGTCTACTAAAGTAGCAATGATATCATCAGCTTCAGCTTTTTCTACTTGAATCACTTTGTAGGGAAACCATTCACGTAACTCTTCTCTCAACTGGTTCAAGCAATCGTATAAGTTCTGCCAATCAATGCCAGATGCTTTTTTAGTTTTCTTTCTAGATGCTTTGTAATTAGGGAAAATCTCTTTCCTCCATGTGTGTCGGTCATCACAACACAACACCAGTTCCCCATATTCATTTGCAAACTTAATTCGATATATTCGTAATGTATTTAGTACTGCAGATCTTATAACATCTATGTCCGTAGATGCGTGTTTCGCAGCCATCATATAAGAACCAATAACAATCTGCGAAAAATCAACTAGTTGTGCCATCTTCTTTTTTTTCTTCGTCTTCTTCGACTTCTTCGACTTCTTCTACAGGAAGTTCTTGTTCTATGGCATGGAGAAATTGTTGCCATTGACCACCACGTAAACTCCAATTGTAAAACATATCAAAATAATTTTGTTGTATCCTCAATAGATTTTGCACATCTTCATCCCAGAAATGCTCAATAGCTCGTGATAAAATATGCCCATGTACTTGTGCATGTCTTTTAGGATCTGATTCCCAACCATACATCCAGGGGAAGTTTGCTCCTGTTTCTGGAATAGCTCCGAGGTTGGGAACTACACCTAAACATCCAGCACTCATTGCTTCAATCAGAGTAAGACAACTGGTTTCTTCATAGACACTAGGATATGACATAATATGATGTGTCTTCAACATCTCACGGATTTCATCATTAGTGATAGTACCATGATAATTAACACCATCCAAGTTTCTTGCTCGTTTGTATATATGTCGAAACTGTTCATCCATATGTTTGCGATCATATAATGCAAAACTAGAATAGATATTCAGTTCTGCATTCTTTCCAGTTCCAAGAGTGTTCCTCATGAAGTCCCATGCATCCAAAAGAACCTCTAGTCCACGATGTGGAGTAGAGAAATAACAAACATTTATTTTATCGTCTTCTTTTGGTTTTTCGTGAACTGGAATGGGGTGGATAGCATTTTGGATTACAATGCCCTGGTCATAGGGAAGTCCTAGATATACCTGAAATTGATATTGTTGCCAATGACTAACAAAAACAATGCGTTCCCATTTATTCCAATTATCTTTATCTTTTAGATGTTGAACTTCCGGGTCATTGGCTAAATCATGAATCCAAAGAATACGTTGTTTCTTTTCAAGTTTTCTAACTCTTGTGCTAATAAACTGGAACTTCTCATGCAGTCCTGACTCTCTCTTTTCCATTTCTTCAAAGAGCCACTTTTTCATAAGTTCTGTACCACCTAAAGCTTTATCTGATACAGCTTCTTGTGGTTCATCACCACCTTCAAAATCAATCTTAAATTCTACCTGATTATCTGAATTGATAATTTTTAATTTATCTGTTTTAGTTTGTCGTTTGGGTTTGCCCTGAGTATTGGGGCTTTCTGTAGATGAAGCTGAAAAAATCTCAGCTTCTGGTTGAACCGCTTTTACCATAATTCTCCACAAGTTTTATATTATTAATATCAATTATTATATATAGTGATACCGCAGGAGAGCTTGGTTATAGCTTTCGTAGTGAGAGAGTGGCTTCAAATGTACCCAGCTTGAAACTAGGTGGAGAGTTGAAGCCCTACGATTACTCCTGTGGTATCTTTAATTCTATCTCTATTATATCATATAATTACAATTTGTCAAGGCCTTCCATAATCAAATAATCACCCGAAAAATCAATATGTTGATGTAATTGTATCACACAATCCTAATTTTTTTGCTTCTTTAGCAGAAAGCCAAACATCGTGTGGGGGTAAGAGATACTTTCGAATGTCTTTTTCTGACAGACCAGTACATTTTTTGTAGTGAGCAATCATTCGTTGTGTAGTTAGATCATACTCTTTTACTGTTGCAAACAATTCATGTTCTTTTCCGTATGCTCCCCAAGAATATTGGTGGGAAAGTATAGAGGTATTTGGTGTGAGGACTCGTTTTCCTTTAGTGCCTGAAATGAATATCACTAATCCACAGGATGCAATCATTCCCATGCCGATAGTACGAATTGGAATTTTTGAACCTTTCATTATATCCACTAAAGCAAAGCATGCATTCAGATCACCACCGCGAGAACATATCCCCAAAGTTAGTTCTTCCTTTTTCTTTTCTTTGTTGAAGTTTTCAGCAATGATCCAATTTATCAGCGGCTTCATTGATTCTTGTGTCACATCTTCCATGAATATATGATGACCTCTCAGAAATAATTCTGTTGCTGGATCTGGATGACCTTGTTGCTGTTGTTGTTTATGTTCTTCTTCGTTGTTCATTGTTTTTTACCATTTGCTTAATTTGAGTAATAGTTTCACGCGGTCTTCTTTGTATTCTTTAAAGGTGGAGAAGTTAAAAACCCTAACCCCAATGTATAAAAATACAATCCCCAATAATGCTACGTGTATATGGGGCCATAAAAAATATGATCCTATTACCATGCATAGAAGTGAGATGGCCCACCCGGCAATTCTTAATGTATTATCTTTGTCTTGAATCTTCATCTTTTAATACGAATCTTCCTCCGTAGTCTAATTCACAATGTCGATGGATGTCTGCTAAAATTGCCAATTCACCTCCATGATTTTTCGTGACCATATATTTTCTAGGACAGGGTTCTGGTGAAGTAAAGGCAAAGTACGAAAAAAGGGCGACGATAACAATCAATAAATTTATAGTTGTAATCATGTTTATAAATTTGCGGTAAATTGTTTATCAGTCTTGGCATGTATTGATTTTACTGAGCGATGGCGTTTAACCATTTTCACTACCTCATTATCTAATTCCATTTCTTTAGTCCATACAGTTTTAATATCTGGATACCAATATCCTACTGATCGTTTTGGAATACCATCAGGAGTGTACGCCATCGCAATCACTTTCGGCACGACCTTGTGTTCCTCATTTGCTCCAGAGAATATTCCAATCCAATCACCATGTTTCAGATAATGTTCACAGTATCTAATGTATGCCTTCTTGGAATCTGCTAGATTTGATGCCGTTTGTTTCTCCTTTGGTGCAATGCTCCTATTTCTTGCTTGTTGGCCAAGAGCAGAAACCTGAAGTTTGTTTTCTTTGATCCACTCCTTAATATTTTTAAAAGAGTAGGTATCATCATCTGGAAGGGCAAGAACTGATTTAGCGATGTTCTTATATTCAGCCGGTTTTTTCTTCGCCCTCATTTCAGCAAGGCGTGTTCGTAATTTCTCTTTGTGTTCCTCAGAAATTTTACGTTTCTTCTTTATCGGTTTTACTTTTTCTCTAGTCATTATTTTTCTCAACAAAACATTCTTCATGAACCATTGTTTCAAAAACTTTCCATAATTTTTTACATCTCGTTTCATGTAATTCACTCAATCCAATCAAAACATTCCCAATTTCATCTTCTGTCATTGGGCCATCTGGATCATCATAAACTCTTTCTGCTATGGCATACAAATCCTCTTTTGTGTGCCATACATTCTGAATTTCTTCTTCTAAATTAAATCTATCATATTGTTGTGTCATAGTAATTCTCCTGTTTCTAATCCCAAAGTCCGCCGTAGTATTTTGCAAATAACATTATACCATTATCAATTTTGTCACTATGTTTTTTCATTCCTTTTGTGTCAACTTCAAAAGTGTGATTCGGGCCATTTACCATTTCGTATAGTTCTTCACCTTTGTCGTCTTTTTCTTTTATTTTCACAAAACTCGTATCGGTTTCACCCGAATAAAACTTCTCTTCCCAATCTTCTAACTTCTCTTGAAAGGCCCATATCATTTGGTCTAGCACATAATCCCATCGTTCAAAATAATGCTCATCAGTACCTCCATCGGCAACATCCTCTTCCTCTTCTTCGCTTACTCGAAGATTTTCCGGTACATCTTTATTGTCTACAACTGGAGCTCCTTGTTTTTTCTTTTTGAGAAGTTTCAATGCGGGAACTATAATCAGAGCAAGAGTGCTATCTAAATTCCACACATCATAGTCATCTATGACTATCGTTTCTGCCTTATTTTTCCTGCCTGGTGGGCCAAGTTTTACAAACATTTTTATATCTCCTCTTTATTCTTTGCCAGACCATTAGTATAACCCATAATGGTTTTCTCGCTAAATAACTCCTCTTTTTTCATTAAGGTAATAGTTCCATTTTTATTATCAACGATATTGATTGTGTCATTTTCTTCCCATCCCAGTTTTTTTAACTCTTCTGGTTCAAATATTATTAACAAATCACCGTTGTCTTGTTCTTCCGTTTTCATCTATTCATCCTTATCATCAATTCATTTTTGATAATTTTTATATATTGTAAAATTTATCTTTGACTTTATTTAAAAGCAAAATAATATCATTATCCATCGCTTCATCTTTTGCCCATCGAGGTTTTTTAGGGTCAATAAAACATTCTATCGCCTGAATGATAATTTTTAATTCTTCTTGGGTAAGAGCAAAATTGTGTGTCTGTATGTGTTTCATTTTCCTAATTCATCCTCGTCATCAATTATTATTTTTGATAATGACAGGGGCCGGCCACCGCGCGTGCCGTTCCTAGGTTTAAGCATTTACGCAGTAACCAACCCACTCAGTCAAAAGGAGCAATGAGAACAACACCAATCTCAGTTGTGAATGCGTCTCACTAAAAGGCACGCTCCAATGCCTACTGTTG